TTCAAACCACTAAAGGGAGCATTAGCTCCCTTTTTTTTGTGTATTTTTTTTATCGACATTTTCCCAAAATGATAAACCTTCTTTGACTACTTCTCCACAGTTCAATATTTGTATTGTCCAGTTAGCAGGATTGGATGAGCTGTTTTTGTTTATTTTAAAATCTCCACCACCTTCATTTACCATTTTATAAAAACTGTCTAATAACTGTTCTTCAGCAGCCGTGGTTTTGTATTTGTTATTCATAATTTACTCCTTACATTAAATATACTTTTATTATACAGATGTTAGTGTTAAATACAATACTTATGTACACTTTATTTAATCTTTTTTTTTATACTAAACTCGTATACAATCAAAAGACTAGGATAACTAACTTGTTTTATCAACTGACCTAGCAGACAAGCCAAGATGATAAAACTTATTTCCTTGGGAGGAAATTATGGCAAATTCAACATTCAGCGGTCCGGTAAGGTCCGAAAATGGTTTTGAAACTATTTCAAAAAACGCAACGACTGGCGTAGTAACAGTCACAAGTGGCAGTAAAATGTCAGCAGAAGCTGTAGGTAGTGCAGGTATAGAAGGCACAGCAGCAGTTTATATAACACAAGTAGAGCGTCTAAAAAGCGATACAGACACAAATGTAAACATTGTTAAAACAAAAATTATGATTGATTTAACAGGTTTGAGAGATGGTGGAACAGCGGGTGACATTATTGGTAAAGATGGCTCAGGTGTTGCATACATCGGTCAGGTAACTACTGCAAACCAAGGTACTGTTTTTGGAGTAACGATGACTTGTTTAGAAACTCCAGCAGGCGGTGGTACAGATATAGATTTATTTTCTGCTACTGAAGGCACAGGTGTTAATGACACAGCCATTGGAGATTTAACAGAAACATCAATTATTAATGCAGGTGCAGCTTCAGCAGGTACTATGGTAGCAGGTGGCGACATTGCTGCAGACCAATATCTATATCTTGTAGGTCAAGGTACGGGTCATGCAGCTTATACAGCAGGTCGTTTTTTAATTGAGATAACTGGCTACGATATAGCATCATAAGGAGTAAATTATGGCAGATGCAGTAACTTCACAAACAATTCAAGACGGTCAAAATACAGCCGTCTTGAAATTTACGAATGTTTCTGATGGCACCGGAGAAAGTGCTGTTAAAAAGGTTGATGTATCGGCTTTAGAAGCAAATCATGCGGGCAAAGCATGCACTTCTGTTTCGGTGGCCAGAATTTATTGGGCGACTAGAGGCATGGGTGTCAATTTAGAATTTGATGCAACCACCAATGTTTTGCTGACTGGTTTACCTGCTGATAGTACGGGTGACGAATATTATGACTTGTTTACAGGCATACCTAATAATGCAGGTAGTGGAGTAACAGGTGATATAGATTTGACAACTGTAGGACACTCAAGCGGTGATACTTATTCAATTATTTTGGTATTGAATAAGAATTATTAATGAATGGCAGTAAGAAAACCTAGGAAGAAAGCCAAACCTATAAAAAGAACAACTGGAAAGGGCGGTAACTATCGCCCAACCAGTCAAGGTGCAGGCATGACTAGGAAAGGTGTCCGTGCATACCGAAAAAAAAATCCTGGCTCTAAGCTAAAAACAGCTGTAACAGGAAAGGTAAAAAAAGGTAGCAAGGCAGCAAAAAGGCGTAAGTCTTATTGCGCAAGGTCATTGGGACAGTTAAAGAAAAGCTCTGCTAAAACTAGAAACAATCCTAATTCAAGAATTAGGCAAGCAAGAAGAAGGTGGAAGTGTTAAATGTTTGTTAAAAAAAATGCAAAGAAAAAAATTAAAAAGGTTTCTAAAGCTCTAAAGAAAGCTAGTGGGTTACACGCTAAACAAGCTAAAACACTAGCAGCAATAAAATTAAAAAGTGGTGGCAGCGTACCATCAAATGTTGCAAATCCAAGCTTGTATCAAAAAGTAAAAGCAGCGGCAAAAGCAAAATTTGATGTTTTTCCAAGCGCTTACGCATCTGCTTGGCTTGTTAAAACTTACAAAAAAAGAGGTGGCAAGTACAAAGGACCCAAAAAAGCAGCTGTAGGCGGAATCATAAAAAAAAGTAACGGCGGTTTTATAGCCAAAGGCTGTGGAGCTGTTATGGAGCCTAGAAGAAAAGTTACTAAAATGCGTGGCAGGTAATGGGTTTAGGCAAGTGGTTTGGTAAAGGACCTCAAGGTGACTGGGTAGATATAGGCGCACCTAAAAAAGACGGCAAGTTTCAAAAATGTGGCAGGTCAAAAGCTAAAGGTTCTAAAAGAAAATATCCTAAATGTGTGCCAAGAGCCAAAGCTAATCGCATGACTGCATCACAAATCAAATCAGCAGTAAGAAGAAAAAGAGCTAAAAAACAAGGAGTTGGTGGCAAACCAACTAATGTAAAGACATTTGTAAAATGACCAACTTAGCATCAATTAAAAAAGAAGTAAGAGATTGGTCAAAAGAAGTATTAGAAACAGAACAGCCAGTATGTCCGTATGCAAAAAAAACATGGCAAGACAAAAAAGTAGATGTTGTTGTATCTGACTGTGATTATTGGTCAGATTTGATAACAATAAGCCAAGACTTTCCAGCAGACAAGCATGTGGTCATATACTGTGACTTAAACATGGATATGGATGTTTTCCATTTTGACAGCAGAATCTCAATGTTAAATGCTTTTTTAAATCCTAACAATCTATATGTAATGGGGTTTCATCAAGACCATGAAGAAAAAGATGTGGTTGCACAAGAACACTTTGAACCACACTTTGAAGAAAGCTACAATATGTTGTTTATGCAAAGATTAGATGAATTAAATAAAGCATCTGAAAGATTGGAAAAAATAGGTTATTATAATAATTGGAATCAAGAAGATTTCCAAAACATTCTTAAAAGAAGGAGTAAATGATGGCAAAATCATTAAAAGGTTTAAAAAAATTAGTAGGCAGTTTGTCAAAATCTGACAAGTCTGAATTAGTAAAATCCATGAAAGACAGCAGTGTTGTTAAAATGGCAGGCGGTGGCGCTATGCCTAAGTCTGGTGTTGTTAAAATGGGCATGGGTGGCGGTGCTAAAGCAGGCGTTGTAAAGATGAAAGGCGGCGGCAAATCAGGCGTTAAAAAGAAAGCAGGCGTTAAGAAAATGATGGGCGGCGGTAAAGCAGGCGTTAAGAAACTAGGTAGAGGCGGAAAAGCTAAGAAGTAAATTATGGCATTATCAGGTTCAAAAAACTTTGAATTAGATGTCGCTGACTATATTGAAGAGGCATTTGAGCGATGTGGCTTAGAGCTAAGAACTGCCTATGACCTGAAGACAGCAAGAAGAAGTCTTAACCTTTTGTTAGCAGAATGGGCAAACCGTGGTCTTAATCAGTGGACCATACAAGAAAAGACAATATCTATGGTAAAAGGCACCACAAGCTATAATGTTGACTCAACAAATAGCACGGCCGCGATTGATGTATTAGATGGTTTTTTAAGGCAAACAATAAATTCAGAAAACTCAGATATACAAATGACCAGGTTATCAAGAAGTGAATACTCATCAGTCCCAAATAAATCAACGACGGGTACACCATTACAGTTTTTTGTGGACAAACAAATATCACCAACTGTCAGCGTTTATCCTGCTCCAGATGCATCAAGCACATATACTGTGCATTTGAATGTATTAACAAGAATGGATGATGTAGATGCAGCCACTGACACATTGCAACTTCCATTTAGATTTTATCCATGTCTTGCAGCAGGTCTAGCTTATTATTTGTCTATAAAGAAAAGTCCTGAAAGAACTGGATTACTTAAACAAATATACGAAGAGGAGTTTCAAAGAGCGCTTGAGGCAGACGAAGATAGAGCTTCATTAAGCATAACTCCTGATATTGCAAGCTACAACATTGCATAATGGCTTTTGCATCTAATAAAAACGCCTACGCAATTTGTGACAGATGTGGATTTAGATATTATCTAAAACAATTGCGCAAAGAATGGAATGGTTTAAAAACCTGTCCAGAATGTTACGAGGCAAAACACCCACAACTAGAACCAAGAACAAATAAAGTAGACCCACAAGCTGTGCGTGAGCCAAGGCCAGATGTGAGCGAATCTCCAACAATATTCACGGTATATACTAATTACGACCTAGGTATTATAGGTAAAAAATTAACAACACCCGATAGCATGACAACTGCATTAGGTACAGTTACAATAACTACATCATGAGTTTTACATTAGCAACACTAAAAACTGCAGTACAAGATTATTTAGAAACAGATGAAACTACTTTTGTTAATAATCTAAACAATATTATTCTGCAAGCAGAAGAAAGAATTTTAAAATCAGTGCAGATACCAGACCAAAGAAAAAATGTTTCAGGTAATGTAACGACTGATAATAGGTTTTTAGGTACACCAACAGATTTTTTAGCACCATTTTCTTTGGCTGTCATAAGCTCAAACACATACGATTATTTAGATTTAAAACACAATTCTTTTATCAAAGAGTATGTATCTAGCTCTGCTACAAGAGGTAAGCCAAGATATTACGCAATATTTGACCAAGGCTCTTTTGAAATAGCGCCAGTTCCAGACGCAAACTACACAATGGAATTACACTACTTAGCAAAACCAGTTTCATTAACAACAGGCGCAGATTCAGGTACTACTTACTTATCAACAGATGCGCCGGATACATTATTATATGGTTGTTTACTAGAAGGTGCTGTATTTTTAAAATTACCTGCAGATGACATAGGAATGTATGAAGCAAGGTTTAAAGAAAGTTTACTTAGGCTCAAGAATCTAGGCGAAGGCAGAGATACTAGAGATGAAATGAGGTATGATTCACTAAGAACAAATGTAACATAGGTTACGAAAAG